TCTCACAGTCCTCACGATTGCGTACAAGGGGTACAGTGCTATGACAGCGCAGGCTGTCCCGCCACATGTAGACGAAAGTCACTCGCTCCATCGACCTCGTGTAGTAGACGTGGGAAAACCCTCGCTCATATCTGGTCCTTCCATTTGGACAAGTGCAGAGCCCGGTTCAATCCCCAGTGGCTGCTCCTCCATGACATCCAAGCAGATTGTGGAAAGAATGCGAGGTTGCACTACACGCATTGTGGTCTGCACGTCACAAGGTGAAGTCACCAACATGGCCACCTCGCTCGGTGGTGGGTACTACGTCACAGTAGGACACTCCTTTCCGGACAAGGTGCAGTGTTACTCGGTGAGCCTTGATCAGCAAGTGAATGTGGTCTTCCCCCTCAAACATCAAGACGAAACTGTTGATCTCGCTTTCTTCCGCCACGAAGTCGTCATGCCCTCAGCACTCGAATTCTTCCCGAAGATTTTGCACTGGCCCAGGCAACCCTTTCAGGTTGTTTGCGATATGCCGCAGAATTTTCAAGGTCAACCGGGTGAAACTTTTGGGGGCGTGGCAATTGTGGAAGAGAAAACTTCACTTCAAGTTGACAACCTCCCATCGGGCAGAGCCTACCTCGTCATCACCGAACACACCTACCCCAAGGGCTTGTCTGATGTGGTGGGTCTCTGCGGTTCATTTGCATACAGAGCTTACCCTGAAAGTGACACCGTCGTGCCGGTGGGTTTTCTCACTAGATACACCCACGGTGGTATCATGTTAGGCGGGAAACTGTCGAACAAGGACCTTTTCGCGTACTGTCCCATTTCCCTTGACGACCTAGTCTACCACAAGAAACAGCTTGCTCACCTGCAGTTCTACCCAAAAGTCGACATCAACCCTCTTCTCAACAAGACCTTCAAGACCAACAACGTCGTAGGACCGCTCTACACTCATTCTGCGGTGGCTTACCTTGAGCCATCTCCTTTGATCCGCAAGGTTGGGACCGTCAACAAACCGCGCTTTCGGAATAGCTCCAATGTGACCAAAACCAACCTGTTTGATGAGGTGGCCAAGATCATTCCTGCTGTCACGGAGTTCGAAGTCCCCAACTTCAGAACACGAGTGGTGGACGGCGTCTACCAGAATGACACGTCTCCGATGAAGGTCAACTTGACGCTACTTGGGATGAAGAAGGACAATGTACCTGCGACTCTCTCCGCACGCGCCTGGCGTGACTACTGCCAACGCTTCCCAGAGTTACCATTTGTGGATCACCAACCTCTCTCGTACCATGACGCCATTTCACCCGAAGACCCCATTCTCACCACGATGTCGATGTCCACCTCCTCTGGGTATCCCAACACGGGACCCAAATCTCAACACTTTGACTTTCGCAACAACCAGTGGCATCTCAAGGATGAGTTTTTCCCATTCTTGGAGGAACTGGATGGGATCTTCCAACAAGGTCAGATTCCTGAGATTTACTTCCAAGGGACGTTCAAGGATGAGCCCATCAAAGGCAAAAAGAACGCCACCGGCAACGTCAGACTCTTCGCAGCAGCACCTTTCTACCTTACCATTCTGATGCGCAAATACTACGGCCACGCAATGAGCTACTTTTCAAACCCG